TAGGCCGACTTTGCAAACTTCACACATCTTCTGTACCAATCTTATTATTGTACAAGGATACGTCAACTGTAATTCTGACTGCTTAAATGTTTTCATAAATCTAATCATTCTGTCATACCCTGTTACCGTTATCTCTTCTTTTTTCTTGTCATCTTCCATATCTTTTATATAAAAATTACCTAAATCTATATACTGAAAAGCATCATTTATATAAAGACCGTATTTAAAATTTATATCTTTATCTTTGAGCTGATTTGCTGTCTTGTCCGTAATCTCAACTTGTTTCATTATTGTCTTAAATAATTTGCCTTCAAATGAATAAATTATTTGTTTAATTTTAAATAGATCATTTCCTGTCGTGATTTTAATGTCTTGTTGTTTTATCTTCTTCGTCCTTAATTTGAAATTATTATTCATTTCTATCATACAAGTTGTGGCCTCCTATCTATGGCCGTCAAAACAACAGAAAATTCGTTCCAGTATCCTCCACAGGCAAGCGGACTTGATTTTATAGCTTGTCCATTATAAAAGTCTTCTGTGAATAA